AGCAAGTGGTACTACCAAGCCCGGCGATGTGTATGACAAGCTAAAGCGCAACACAATGGGAACACCAATTGATACTAGCTCTACGAGTGCGCCAAGATCTACAAGTTGGGAAAAGCCACAAGCTAAAGAAGGATTTGATTTAGAAAAACCAGAATCTGGCATACCCAAGACAAAGCCCTTAACTGCACCAGTTGCTAGTAATTCTAACAGAGATGCACTAAGGGCTATTGTAAGTCGTGAAATTTAATTATTTCATTTCGCGATCGTCAACTGGAAGCTCTTCAGCTTCCGGTTCTTCAAAATCACTAGCACTTAATTCTGGGCTATATTCGTTGCCTTCTTCATTGTCGCCACCTGAACCTGCATTGTAATCTTTAATGTCAGCACGTAAACGAGAAATTAATGAACTATCGCTTGCAACAATGTCAGCCATGCTAATAAAAGCCGCAGTAATAAGTTTTGATTCTGCAAAGGTAACCGGTTGTCCGCTTACCATTTTGTTTAGAACTTGCATAAAACGGCTTTGCATATCACTACCAACCAATGGGCGTAGTGCAATCTTTAAGCGACTCAATTCGCTATCTGTAATTTCGTGGTCTGGTTCGTGCGTATCGGCACTTGTATCGTATTCGCTGAGCTTTTGTAGCTTATTAGCCAAATCTCTTAAATCCTGTGCGCTTGGTGAAAGTTGCATTTTCAGGGTCTCCTATTAACTTTATTTAGCTAAATATATTAATCATGCGTAAACAAACTCGTAGCATCCTAGAAGAAATAACAGGCCTAGTACCACAACAAGATAAGCATTTGCTTGTTGAAGGACTAGCAACACAGGCCATTGCCCGTGTTATCAATCTAGTTGAAATTATACAAACTAACTATCCACCGCACCAAGCCGAAGAGCTGGTACGAAGATTGCAACTTGCCATTAAAAACGGTGATCCTGCTAAGTTTGCTCGAGGTGTAAGAGCAATTAAGGAAAACGAGCAATGAAAGTAAATGACCTACAGCGTCAATTAGATGAAGGGTTTTTAGATAATTTAGTTTCTAAAGTACAAAGCATGGCAGGCGGCGATGGCCCAACTGGTATCATTCGTGCGTTACGTGGTAGTAATGCGGCTTTGCGTAAGTTTGCAGATGCCATTACAAATGCTACAAGACCACGTGTCATGCAACGTTTAGGTAACCAATTTGATTCTATCAACACTGGCGAAGCACCGTTGCCAGTTAAATTGTTTTACCAACAAGCAATTGCAGCCGCTACAAAAATTGCAGCCGCTGACCAAATGAATGTTGATGTTGGTATGGTTGGACAGACAATCAAATCCAATCGTGCTGATATCGAACGCTTAGTACTTTCAACAAATGTCGGAGATAATAGCCAAATCAAGTTAATCTTAGATGCAATCTTAGGCGGAACTGGTTCTGCAAACATTGGCATGGAAGTCGAGCCTGCACTCAATGCTATATCTATGCTTATTGCATCTACAATAATTTTTATACAGACGCAACAAGAAGACAGCGAAAACGTTGAAGTAGATCCAAATGCACTTGAAGCATTTAAGACAGCAAGTGTTGCACTCAACAAAGTATTGTTTATTCAGAATAGTCCTGATTTACAAACTCTAGGTCCTAACGATCAATTAAAAGATAACTTAGAAGAACTTGTTACAATTAACATGCTAACAGGTTCCACTGGTGTTCAGAAGCGTTACTTGAATCTTAGCACTGAGCAGATGCAAGCCGCAGTAGCTAATGTACCGCAGTTGGTCAATCCAACGGTACTGTCAAGAATACTTTCAAGTCATTCAGCAACAGTAGATGCGGCATTAGTTAGTGCAGTAGTTGCAAAAGTTGAACCTCTAATACAAGCACAGTTTAAAGCCTGGTTAGAAATTGCAGTAAGCGAACAGCCACCAAGAGCCAAAGCATTTGACATTTATAAACAATGGGCAAAGACTGTTTATGATTCTCTTGATCGCATGAATTTCAATGCTAGCACAACAGCGCCAGCCGGTAAAGAAATTCCACAGGCCGGTAAAGAAATTCCACCTGCAGGCACTGCCGGCAGCGATTATGAACAGGTCAAAGCCGCTGCCGCCAAGTTAAGCCCAATTGAGAAAAACAGTCTGATAGTTGATTTATCATCAGATTCATCATACGGCAAGAGAACATAATAACATGAAAATATTTGAAGTAACACAAAATCACAAGCGAAAGTTAAACGAAGCCAAGGCTCGTATTGACCATCCTGAAGATATCATGTTTGATGAAAATGGTATCGAAGGCGCCCAACGTGCGCTAACAGCATTAACACATGCAGCCGAATCACATGCCGAAACCACAAGTATCAAGTGGGACGGTAGCCCAGCAGTTATATTTGGCTGGCTAGACAAAGCCACATTTATTGTAACAGACAAAGCCGGCATTGGTGCCAAGAAGTATGATGGTCGTCCTGCTGATGCCAATGCAGTGGCAGCAATGATCTATAACCGTCGCCCAGATCAAGCCGGTCGTGCTGAGTATGCCGCCCACTTTGGTGGCATGTATGATTTGTTGAAACGTGCTACCCCTGTTAAGACTGTAGGCAAGATGTTTCAAGGCGATATGCTTTGGATGAAAGCACAAGACTTGACAATCGATGATGAACGTGTAAATTTTAAACCAAACAAGATTGAATACCATATTGACAAGACTAGTGAAATTGGCAAGAAGATTGTTCGCAGCCGCGCTGGTATTGCAGTACATGGCATGTACGACTCTGCTGATGAAGCCGCTTCTGCTAGTGCAGAGCCAACCCCAACATCACCAGATGCAGTCGGCATTAAATCAGTACCAGGCTTGGTTGTATTTGGCCCATCAACAAACTTAACGCAAGAGCACACAGTCAAATTGCCTGCAGCCGATATCAAGAAGGTGCAAGCACTTATCAACAGTCCAGCAGCCGCTAAGATTGACGACATGTTAGATCCATTTGCAATTGGTGCATTGAAGATTTCAAACTTGCCCGACATATTCAAGAGCTTTATCAACTTCAAAGCACGTAGCGGCCAAGAGATTACAAACGGAAAAGCAGTTGCCAATGAGTTTATGGCCTGGTTAAAAGGCCCAAGCGGATTATCTGCTAACAAGCAAGCCAACGTAGAAGCACACATTAACCAATTTAAGGCTCCATTTCAAACAGCTTGGGATATTGTTGCTAGCATCACAGTTATCAAGCACAAGATCAAAGATCAACTAGACAAGCATGTCGGTGCTGATACCAGCAGTGTGCAAACAGGCAGCGGCCATGAAGGCTTTGTATCAGCTACACCACACGGTAAGATTAAATTAGTTAATCGTCCAGTGTTCATGAAAGACAAGGACAAGTAAATGGAAAACAACCAAGACAACAGTTTCAGTTTTATTCTTGAAAACTGCAACGAAAGCAAGATGTTTCGTAACACTTACCTGAGTCAGCTTACACTTCGTGATACAGTTGATAGTGTTTTCTTGAATATGCTAACACTTTATATGTTAAGCAAGGAATTTGAAACAGCTCCATTCGCTAAAGAATATGCACAACGCACACTGGCGTTTGGCAATTTTACAGCGCCTAGGATTTCGGGCACTGACTTGTATCAAGGTTTGCATATCCTGTTAAACCCAACAGCCGTTACTGCCCAACAGCTAAAAGCACATGATCAGAATTTAGTATTAGCCAAACAGCTTCGTATAAATGGTAAATTAGTAAAGCAGTTCCTAACTGGAATTGCCAATGGTACATTAGATAGAGTAACAGCTATTAGACTAATGTACAGATTGGAAGGCCAAATGGATATTGACGTTAGCAATTACAAAAGTTTGCGTAGATTGATTACTGATTGGGAAAACCTTTCAACTCAACAGCGTGAATTGTGTGCAACTCGCTTGCTACAATACTATCGTTTAAGAGGCAAGCGTAGCGAGCTACTACCAGTGCTTGATGTACTGACCAGAAATAAAGGCTATGAAATTACAGGTGCAGCCAATGCAGAACTTGCGGCTTTGGGTGCAGGAGCCATTGTTGGTTCCCGTTCAGGTGATGGCTTTTTAAAGAGTGTTGCCAAAGTCGGAGCCGCTGGCTTGGCAGGATACGCACTTGGTCGTGCAATTCACTCGGTAAAATAATGCAAAAAAGAGAAGATAAAAAATCCTGGATGGTGCCCGGGGCACACATGGGAGCAGACCCAGAATTCTTTACAGCTTGGACCTTGTACGATATTGGCCCAGCTAGTACTGATAGCCGTAGTAATCTTGCTACACTGATGAATATCATTGCCAGTCGAGGACAGCCATTACTGGCCGGAGTTGAATGTATTGATCAACAAGACGTTACCAATGGATTGTTTGGAGAGAACATCAAAGGAGTACATCGTGTGTGGTGTTTGAAATGGATTGCTGAACGAGTTGGGCAAATGACTGAAGAAACACTGACAGCAGATTCGGTTGGCAGCACTGCAATCACAGGACTTAGCGAAACAGCAGTACTAGATGGCAAGTTTATCACAGCTGGCCCTGACAAAAATACGTTTTACATACGCCACGATTCTTTCTAGTCTAGCTAAATATAACTATATAAACAATACGTTGTAATCACTCACCTAGGCTCATTTTTACTCACAACTTAACTTGCAGACTCGAGTCATGCGGGTAGTTTTATTACGGAATAGCCGAAATGTCAGATAGACCGATTACAGAACAAACCAGCTT